GTCGTAATATTGTTTCCAAATTGGTAGCTTGTCCATGGCTTTTAAATAGCCTTGAGCTTGCAATAAAGAGCCAAACAACATCGCCTGTGGGCATTCGCGCGTGAACAGATTTTGTTGATTTTGTGAATCTAATGGCTGGATTTCGCTGTAATACAAAATTTCAATAGGGTATGTAGCATCGGGTTTTGGTGCAAACGCCCAGTTGTTATAGTCATAATCGGCGTAGTAAAGCGGTGTGCCAGAAGATGATTCAGCTTGATATTGCGCCACATAATCTTGGCTGCGTAATAAAATAGGTTGGCCATTGCACTTCATTGAAACCGTTTTACGCCAGCGTGCTGGTTTGTTTAGTACCACTTGATTAGCAGATAATGTTGTTTCTACTACCGTTAACTGCAAATAGGTTTTTAACTGCGCCGCAATAGCAGACTCAGCCAAACCAATTAAGTTTGGAATCTGTGCTACAAATTGAGCGTCATCACGCTCCATGTAGTTAATAATGTCAGCTACGAGGTTGTCGTAGGTCATTTGATATGCGCTGGTCATCGTGTATAGTAGCTGTAGTTAGGTTGGAAGTAGATTGGTGACTTATCACGATCTTCTTCTTCGGCTTGCGTACGCATGTCAAGTGCTCGTTTTTCCAAGTAAGCAACGCGCCCCATATCAGTACCGGGCAACTGCATCGCCAACTCATGGGTGAGCGCAGCTTGAATGTATGGAATCCAACGGTTGGGCAGGTATAACTGATTAGTCAACGAGCCAACGTCCATCATCTGCTTTTCAATAATGAGCTGGAATACTTGGAAGTCGTTGGATGGTACAGGCCAGATATACATCTCTGGATCAATCTGACGGTTAAACCAGTATTGCAAAGAACGTACAGATGGAAACTGTTTGTTTGGTAAGTTCCAGTAGTCATCACGGTTTAAGCGTGCTAATGGAATAACTTGTTGTGATTGTGCAAAAACAATTTGACGACATGAAAATGGCGTCGATGTGGTAGAACGAATACGATGGTAGTAATACGGAATGGTCAGATTAATTGGAATGTAAGACCATGTACGGTCTTGCAAGGTTAGTGGCGTATCAAACGCAGCTTGCTGTTCCCATGTAATACCATCGTTACTTGTTTCGTATACCAAACCAGTGTATGTTACGCTACCGTAGTTTGGTGCGTAGGCGTTGATACCAACGTAGTACACACTAGTTTGATTTTGATACTGAGCACCAAACCAGTTTTCACTAACCGTAGTTGTACCAAAACCATTTAAGTTTTGATCAAACACGTTTGGTGAAGTTGAATTGTCAACAGGCAGTGCTGTCTCAATTTGTGGTGTCTGGATGTAAATCCAGTTTGCCTCGCGCACGTCAATCGTGCCCATTGGCATAGTAAGGATCTGCTGATTACTTTGCGCACCAAGGATGATATTCTCTAACAACCATAGGTTAACGCCGCGGTTAGACGAGTTCTGCAAAATGTAGAACAGCGCCTGCTTAGCGGCTTGTACGTACTCGGGTGTGATTTCTTCAGCTTGCTTTCCTGCGCCACGAAAGGCGTAGGAAATCATCTGATCAACGTCGACCGTAGTCTGGTTGTATGTATTAGAATAGGCCACGGCTTACTTCTTCCGTTTTGCCATACCACCGCGTTTTAACTTAGACAAATCAGTATGTTTTTTCTCATGCAATTGATCATCGTGCATTTTAAATGCTTTTTTGATCATGGCTTTGTCTTGATTAAAATCGGCTTCTGGAACTGTTCCGCCTTCTTTGTAGTGGCCACCAGCGCACATCATCTTGCAGTTTTGTTCAAAGTCTTTCATTAGCGTCCTCTTCCAGCTGCTTTCTTCATTACCTTCTGTGGCAGGTTAGCTTTAGCTTTACCAGCTTTAACAAACTCTTTGCCTACCTTCTTAGGAATGCCGATGTTGCTTTTGCCTGCGGCAGCAGCGTACATGGCTTTTTGCTGTTGTTTAGATTCGATTGGCATGTTAATCCTGATTTGGGTTAACACCAGATGGCATAGCGCCATAATTAGTTTGTCCCATAGGATTGCTCATTTGGTTAGCAATTCCTGACAAACCTGTGCCATTACCACCAGCTAGTTGCTGTTGACGCAAAAGTTGTACCTGCATTGCAGGTGGCAACTTACGCATTTCTTGCAACAATGCAAGACGATGCGCATCTTCATAAGAATTTGGGCCAGTCAACAAAGGTTGTGTTGGCATGCCGGCAGCCATGGGTGCTGTTTGACTACCGGCAGCCATCTTTTTTACTTCACCGCCTTTTCTGTACTTGTTTGGGCCGCCTTTAGCGCCAGACTTTGCATCAGCCATCTTAGCGTTGTCGCTTACTTTCTTAGCTTTTGATGAGCCAGCGGGTTTGCTTTTTTCTTTAGCAACGTCGCTACCCTTCATCGCTGGCTTAACAGCTGCCTTAGATGGAGCTGCAGCTTTAGCTGGCTTGATATCTTTGGCTTTTTCGATGCTGTCGTAGTCGCCAGATTTTTTCTTAGCGCCGTATACACCTACTGCGCCGCCGTCTTTATATTTGCGAACAGTGCCCATGGCTTTCTTAGTACGACCACCTTTTTTCATGGTGGTAGTAGTCTCATCATTGACGTCAGGCGTTGTGCCTTTTAGGCCAGCAACCATCTGGCGCTTAGGACCTTCGTCTTTTTCTTTAACAGCAGGCACAGCCTTGCCGCCTTTTTTCATAATGTTCTTAACTGCTACAGCGCCCCCTTCGCGAAAGCACTGCATCTTAGGTAATGTCTTAAAGCCGTCCATGGGTTTTCCTCGAGGTTATTGGATTGTAGGGTGATCAGCCCTTATATCTACTAATGCACAAAAACAGGGGTTTACGCCCCTAAAAACAATGCCCGTTCGCGTTTGCGGCGGTTGATAAGTACTTCTGGTTTATTCCAGTTCAGAATCGCATCAGCGGCGCCCTGCATGTCATTTTGGTTGATTTTCTTAACTACAGTAGAGTTAGAAAAATTAGTGCCCCCAATATTGAAGCAGAGGCTGTATAGGGCGTCGAATTGGTGTTGCTGAAGGGGTACCTTCACCGAAGTCTCTACGGCCTCGCTACACCACTTTAAATCCTTTCTAAGCAGGTCTTCTACCTGATCGTTAGTCAGGTTAGCTGTCAGAAGGTATTGTTCGTCTTCTTTGATAAGGTGGCCAACGCCGATGGTCCAAAGACCCTTAGAGTCTTGGTACGCCTTGTTGCGTGAACCTTCTTCTTTGGTAATAAAGTCTAGTGTGGATTTTGCGATTGCCATGAGGTTTTCTTCAATCTGGGTATATCGGTTTGTGAAGTGAAAGGCTGCAATTATGCCTAAACACCACATTAGTACTACTAAAGTTTTTTTCATTTTGGCTCCTTTCTTTACGCTAGTATAGCGTAAATTGGGGGGTCACTTATTTACTTAGTGAGTCGTATTGGGCGTAGCAGGCTTGGAGGCTGGAGCGGAGGAGGTCTGCTCTGGCAGCTTCCCTAACAAGAAATTCTGCATCCTCGGCAGAAAGGGCTCGCCCAGTTCCGTCTTGTCCATTTGCGGCGTCTTGGGCGCGACTGGGACGTTTACGCAACTCGCTAACAGCATCGAGCAGCTGAGTATTAATAGCTTGAATTTGTGCATCTTTTTCAGTCCTTATTTGGTCTGCTTCTGCTTGGTATCTTTGTTCGGTTTCTTGGACAAGTCGGGTTTGTTCCAACCGATATGCTTCAAAGCGGCTAGACTCAAAATGATACCCGCTATACCAAGCGGCAGAAAGAATAACAGCAGCAGCAATAATTTTGGCATAAGTTAAAATAGATAAAGGAAACATTATTCACTCTTTTGAGTTGCAGCCTTTGCACCAATCATCACGCCAGATCCACCTAATGTGGTAGCTAGGCCCATACCTAATTTTTCCAAGTCAATCTCGGTGCCATGAAACGCGGCAAACAAAGCAATACCTAAAAAACCAATAACGCAAATTACTGCACAAAAACGTGCAGCGCAGTATGTTTGGTTGTCGTCTTCTGTAAGGATGTCTTTAAACAGTTTCATTTTTGGTTACCTGCTAGTAGCGCAACTACCACAGCGATAAGTTGCATGGTCCATTGCCGCGTGTCCCCTGTGGACAAACATGGTATCCAGTCTAATATGCAGATTGATCCGATGGTTGCTGACACACCTACAACATAAACTAGTAACCAGATCAGAACCTGTCTGTAGTTATTGTTCATTTAATTTGGCTTGGTGGCAAAGTAGTGACTTATAAAGCCAACAAACGAGCTCAATGCAGAGACTACCATCATGCCTGCCCACATACCGCCTTTGGATTTGTTTGCTAGTTCGCAGAGTTGCTCTACTGATTTTTCTAATTTATCGATCTTTTTCTCAAGCGAATCAACCGTTGCAACAAGTTGACCATACTTAAATATGTCGATTTGGTTATCGTGATCCATTTAATTATCCAATAAGGGCAGTTACTTCAGCTTGTGTTAGTCCTAATGCTGTTAGTTTTGCTAATGCAGAAGCCTTTGCAGATATGGCATCTTGTTCGGCTTGTGCTTCGGCAGCTTGTAGTTCTACTAGTTTAGCTTGTGCTTGTGCCATGTCATATTGGACCACTTGCTCATCTTTGTCATAAGCAACATCGCCACGAATGGTAACGATAGCTGGATTTAAAACATAAATAGCATCATGTAAAGTTGTCATGTTAGCTTCCTGAGATTTCTATTGCCAAAATAGTAGTTAATGCTGTTGCTGCATTCCAAATTACTGTGCCGCCGTTGTTGCTTTTTAAATACAATGTATATGTTGTTGCAGAAGTTGTTGATGGTGAGTCTACAAAACCACAATTAAAACTTCCTTGTATTTGAGAATTTCCACCATAAAGAGTACCAAAACCCAAAGAATTTCCAGTTAATTCGGTTGTATTGTTCCTATAAAAAGTAGGTGCAATTTGCCTTCCAGACGCTTGAGTATCAAAACCGCCTCCAATAACCATAATTAAAATTTTGCTTGTGGTTGATTGTGGTGTAATAGTAATAGCCAAATTTGTTGCAACAAAAGATGAACTGCTAGTAGATGTAGATGTGCTATTTGTAGCACTAACTATTTGTATAGCTGTCTGACCACTACCATATAAAGATACTGACATAATTATTCCTTAAACAGGATTAGCGATTGCAACGAGTTGTGCAGTAGTTGTAGCAGAAGCAATGCTTTCACGGCTAATAGCTAATTCAGAAGCAAAGTCAGCATCAGCTACTTCGTTAGCAATACCAGCTAATGTGTTTAATTGACGCTTTTGGGCTACTTGAACCGCAGCAGCATTGAAGTCACGCAGTTTGTGGGCTTGGGCTGTTGGGAAATCTACAGTAACAGTAGAGCCGTTTAGCTTCCATGCGTCAAAGAACTGAGCATCTGCACCTTGAGGTAGTGTGGAATCATCAACAATGATTGCACCAGCAGGGCAGTCTTTTGTGAGAACTGTTTGAATTGGTAATTCGCCTGTAGGGACACAGACCGAAACACCGCCATTTGAATTTGTATAAATGATTACTTGTGACATTATTTTTCCTTTTATTTTGTAATACAAACTGAATTGTAAGCAGAAAGAGTTTTTCCACCATTTACATATTCAATAAAAACTCTTAAACTGCTGGCTGTGATATTTCTTCCGTCTGGAGTCATAACATTCATAGAAGTTCCATCATTGTATGCGGCACTTCCGCTTATACAATAATAAGCATTTGAAAAAGCATTTGTAAAATTAATAGTGTAATCACCAGTTCCATTGACTGTAACTGAACTTACATTGTAAGAAGCAAATATTTGCCCTGCTGTAGTAGTTTGTCCACCACCAAAATATACCCAAGCCTTTGCACTACCATAAATGGCATTATCCATTGCTGTGCTATTACCAGCACCATCTTGCAAGGTGTCAGCGCAGATTATCCCCGCCATGATTTTATTCCTTTAAATAGGTAGATTGTTCCTGCCATGATTTATCCTTTATGCGCTGAAAATTATTACTGATGAAACAGCACCGTTTACTGGAGTATAAGAAGCCTGCGTAGTAGAACCCCAATGATTCATGTTTACATTTGAGGTATTTTGTGAGGTTAAATCAACGCAAACACCAGTTTGAGAAACTTGTACCGAACCAGCATAATTTGCATTTGGCATGGCTGTTGTAAAGTTTACTAAATATTGACCAGTTGCAGTATAAGTAACGCTAGTTACATTAAAAGTTTGCCCATATGTAAATGTACCACTACCAGTATGCAAAATAGTGCAGTATGCCTTAGCAATTCCACTATAAGCATTATTAGTGCTAAATAGGCCTGTATCGGTGTTAATTGTGTTTGCGACTAGTGTGCCAGCCATAATTTTTCCTTATTAAACAACGACCCAGCGGGAGCCGGTCGATACTGTTACCACATAGCCAGTTCCGATAGTAATCGGGCCAGCAGACATGGCGTTGGTGCTTGTTGGGATGGTGTAGTTGGTGCTAATCGTCTGTGCGTTTTCCGTCACGCAGTAAACGTTAGAAACAACTAGCGGGGTGGTGATACCGGCTGTGCCGTCTAGTATGATTGACATATTATTTTACTCGTAAAGAATGTTGATTGAACCAGCATCAAATGTGTCTGTACTACCAACCGTTGTAATAGAAACTCTATCTAAAACTCCGCTTAAAGCAATTGAACCTGTACCAATAAATCCAACGCTAGAAGTATTAGTATTGGTTAAATTTGATGAAGCGACCCAAGAATTTCCTGTAATGTTGACTAAAACACAAATTCCATCGTGAGTATTTGCAGCTACTAAAGAGTTTGCATTTAAAAACCCTGTTGCAGAATTGTTTCCTGCAAGCACATTTCCTACTGCACCGCCAAATGATGAAGAAGAATAACCTGATGTAGAAACTGAACCAGAACCAATTTGAACTAAAAGAGCATTTGTACCTGAAGTAGAAATTCCTTTGTACATAATAGTAATTCGTTTTACCCAACTAGGAATACCAGTGAAAGTAATAGCTGTGCCTGATGTAGAAGCCTGTGCAGTACCGCTAGTAATTAAAGAAGTACCCGCGGAGTAGCTGCTAATCGTCATTCCAGTAGACTGCACTGTGGCAATATTGGTGCCGTTAGCTTGTAGTGCCAAACTACCAGAAGTATCTGGAGATACCACTACTCCTGCTGTAGTTGATGCGTTAATAATTGATGTCATTGTACCACCCAATTTTTAGTTGATTCGTCCCAAGAGTACTGTTTGCCATCTGTAGGATAAGCAATAGGTGCTTCCCATAACCAAGTTTTATTGTTTAGTGTCCAACTTGGATAAGGTTGTGGTGCATAAAATACATCATTTACAGAATCGTATGTATAACCAACACCAGCATAATTGCCACGTAATGCTACTTCACCATCGGGCGTATTTGAATTAGGTGCATAGTGAACTCCACCTCTTGTATTATAAGAAGTTTGAATCCATTGACCGGGTGATGTATCTACAAAATGATTGAAAAAGTCTGCTTCTGCCACAATGACATTAACTACTTTTCCATTAAGAACTTTAGCGTAATGACTCATGCTGTATAGCTTCCTGAAGTTTTAAAAATCATAACTGTATTTGAACCATTTGTGACTACGGTTGGTGAACCTGTTGTAGTTCCTGAATAATTTTGTGTTGGTACAGAAATAATTACACAACCGCTACCACCATTTGCAGATGCAGAAGCACTTCCAGCACCGCCACCACCACCACTATTCGATGCTCCAGCGGTTATACCTGTTGAATTTGACCCATTACCCCCACCGCCATTACCGCCAGAAGAAATGTTTGAGCCGGCATTTACAGACCCGCCGCCGCCGCCAGCAAAATAAACTGATGAACTTACAACTTGACCTACGTTTGCTGAAGTAGCTTGAGATGTTGTGATTAAAGTAGTTGCTAATCCGTTTCCACCACCACCACCTACCGTATTTGTTCCATTAGAACCAACGGCATTAGCTCCGCCTCCGCCACCAGCACCATAGTTAGCTGCACTATAACTTGTACCACCAGCATTTCCTTGACCTGATGTCCCTGAACCGCCAGCATTATTTACTCCACCATAGCTTCCGCCACCACCACCTGAACCGCCAGCTACTCCTAATCCAGAACCTCCACTAGCGGAACCTCCGCCTCCGCCTCCACCAAATGCGGTTGCAAGAATACCAAATACTGAATTACCGCCCGTGCCGCCTTGAGTTGGGTTTGATGAAGCACCTGCGCCGCCACTTCCTACAGTTACTACGTATGCAGTTCCGGTCGTTAAAACAGTGCTACCAGAGATAAATCCTCCAGCACCTCCCCCTCCACCAACAGAATATCCTCCACCGCCGCCGCCCGCTACCACTAAATAATTAGCCGGATATAAAGTAATATCTGATAAAAGTGCTACAGTTCCAGTTTTTGCTGGAAAAGTAATAGTTTGTGTACTTGCGTCAGTGGGTGTTAGCGTAGTACTACCGCTTGTTGCGCCTTGAAGAACAATATTGCCCATTCTAATTCCTTATAAAATAACCCAACGGCTGCCCGCTGGAATTGTTACTATTACGCCCGGAGTGATAGTGATTGGGCCAACCGATTCGCCGCTGTTGCCAGTAGTCATCGTGTAGTTTTGATTCAAAGTTTGTTTGTTTTCGTATACTACGCCATTGGCAGATGCACCGCCACCAATCTGACCCCAAATTGTACCGTTATAGCCTTGGAATTGATTTAGGTCAGTATTAAAACGCAGCATACCCACAGCGGAGTTGGCGGGCTGTTGTACAGTATTACCAACTGGGACTTCTAACGAGCCGGTTGATAATACAATTAAAGTATTATTAGCGCTGTCCCATTGTAGATGAGTATTGTCTGCGCTGTTTGCTAATACAGACACAACGTTGTTTGCGTTTTTGTAATACAAAATACCATCGGCAGTATTTACCGCCAACTCGCCACTGGCCAAGTTTGCCGCGGCGGGCACATGTCCAGCCGTTGGGCTGTAATACATCTGAATTGTAGTATTGCCAGAAGATGCCATGTTTATACCTTTAAATATTCTAAAACTTCTGATGGTTTTAGAAAGCGTTCATTTTTATGCTCTGTTGCTTCCCACCAAAGAAACTGATTCTTTGCTAGGTGTTCTCTGCCTTTCAGCAAATTAATATTTTGAGGGTGCCCGTATATCAGCGGGTCAGATGGACCCCATAACACTACACCTTTTATTCCTTCGTCCCAGCCAAGGTGTTGGAAAAAACTATCTACTCCAATCCATGTGCGGCATTGCCAAAGTAATTCTCTTAATGCACTAATCGGCAAGTCAGTTCTAAAATCAGGAACTAGCTGTTTTTCACCCGTTACGCCAACTTGTACAATTGGCTCGTTAATTAATTCAATCAATTCTTCCCAATACGGATAATTCTTGGGATTTTGTTTGCCATTACGTAGTTTTTGCGCGTATGGTGCTATGATAATCATAAATACATCTTCCGATACGCGTCTTCCAAACTACCTTGCCACTTCCACTGGTCCATCTTTTTGTAGATGTTCCAAGTATCAATACCACCAAACAACTGCTGCGCTTCTGCTATTGGTCTGCCTTGAATTACTTCAGGATAGCATGTAAAAACAAGGGGATTGCGAACAGCAGGCAAAACGTGACTAAAGACAATATGATCGCCGAGACCGCAATTAAGAACGACAATAGTATGGTCTTTGTACTTAAGGACATTTCTAAATATTTGCTCATCGTGCTC